GTTCCGAAGATCGATCTGGCTCTTCGCTCTGCAGCGAAGAACCAGCAATGGTTCGAAAATTATCTTGTTCTGGGAGACGATATCGACGTAGCCGCATGTAGCCAGACTGCTGAAATCTATCAGCAGACCTGTGCCGCATTCGGAATTACGATCGGTATTGAGAAATCCCTTCAAAGTCGTGAGAACTTCTTTGAATTTGCCAACCAACGCTTTTGTTCCAAGGGAAACATCTCGCCTATTTCCTTCATGGAAGAGATTTCATCATCTCAATCATGGAGTAAAAGGGTCGAGTTTGCGAACCGAGTAGCAAAACGCTTTGAACTTGGCGAGAATGAGACTAATTTGGTGAGGTTGATCTGCACTGCTAGGCAGTGGCAAGCTCTGATCCCAGAGTTTTCCGGGATGCGCTCTCGCGTCCTCCTGCGGATTCTTCGGTTCATTCTGCTCAACCCACTGCGTCCCTTTTGGTACGCAGAGAGTAAAGTGAGCATAGATGCCATTAGAAATTGGCTAGCGAACCTCAATGAGGTTGTAGCTGGCCAGGCATCGACCGGAGATGCAGTCGAACTCAAGATTGCATTAACGGGGCTCGTTAAAGCAGAGGTGATGCGCCAGATCGAGGCGATGAAGTCCGCTGTCCCTAAGTCGCAAGTCTATTATGCGTATGATGGCATGACACATGCCTTCATGACGCAGATAGGCGAGAAACATAGAGTCGCGGACTGGGAGCCTATACCTGGGAGACCCATGGTATTGCCAAAAGCCCGTTATGCATGGTCCTACATTGAGCACTGTGTAAACAGGCACAATGAGGAGCTCTTCAAACGTATTCGTACGTTTGAAATGCAGAACTGGAAACTTCTGTCTATGCGTCTCTTCGTTGCGAAGATGCCGATAGATCCCGTCGAAACGACACTTGAAGATCAAGATGATCTGCCAAAGTGGGTTAAGCTGTACCTTGATTTAGGTGACTTCCCCAAGCCCGTGATTCTCAATTACGAGAATATGAGCTCGGTGTTCCATACTGAGCCGACTGAGTCGGCAAAGGTGGAGCATGCGGAAGGCCTTCTCAAGATCATCTTACCCGCAATAGCGAGTCATCTTGGTCATGAAGTAGCCGGTATACCTTACTTCCCGATGAAGGGTGCAAGGGGGGCTTCTTGGACACGGTTGATTAGACGTGCTCTTGACGCTTTCTCTCAACGCAAATCCGCATATGCCGCTAGTCTTAACCCGACTGGGCTTCGGACTAGGTGGTTCTCTGATGATGGTTCGCTTAGCGATCCGCTTTAGAGAAACGGAGAATTGAAACTCTCCGGCTACCTAGCTTGCTTTACAAGCAGAGGTATCCGAAGGGGACATAGCCCTACTAATCACCTCTAAGAGGTAGG